GGCATGGAGCGTAGCTACCGCGAAGTAGCCGCGACATTAAAAGTCAACATTCAACAAATGAAGGACTGGGGGACAAAATATGGGTGGGTTGGGAGGGCGGCTTTATACGACTCTTATATACAGGGTCAAATGTTGGAGCAACTGGACGCGGCAGTGGTCGCGTTCCAGGCAAATGTTGTACAGGACGAAGTTCATGACTACAACTCCATGCGCGTGCTCTGGTTGCAAATGCTGGAACGACTAGCTACAGCCACCAAAAATAGTGAGGCGGCAGTTGATGACCTCACAAATGGGATGCGGCGACTGGTGGCTGCGCGAGATACTATGGACAAGCTCGCCCGTCGTGCGGCTCGAATGGCGTCAACGTATACTGAGGACGATGAGGACATGTCCAGAGAAGCTTCTTACATGTTAGACTTCAATAGTGGGCCGAAACGGATAGATGATGGGGATTAAACTGCCGCCGTATTACCCTTATCAGCAAGAGGTTGCAGACGACCCTGCCCGTTTCAAGGTGTTAGCGGCGGGCCGCCGTGCAGGTAAATCACAGTTTGCCTTGTCAGAAAGCGCAGACCGCTCCATCAATAAAAACCAGGATGTGTGGTTTCTAGCTCCAACGTTCGGTAATCTCAACGAGAACTGGCGCAAACTTAAGCGTGCTGTTGGGCATTTGTACACATATAAGAATGAGCAGCAGAAGATCATGGAGTTTGCCGGAGGCGGGTCTATAGCTTTCAAATCCGCTGAACGCTACGATAACCTGCGAAGCATGGGATTAGACTTCGCCGTGCTCGATGAAGCCGCTTTCATGCACCCGTTGGTGTGGCCGGAAGTTGTGCGGCCCATGCTTATGGAGCGGGAAGGTGAGGCGCTGTTTATCTCAACCCCAAAAGGCCGCGCTAACTGGTTCTTTAGAATGTGGTCACGCGAGGCTGAAGGTAAAAAGGGGTGGAAGTCATGGCAGTTCCCTTCTAGTGCTAGCCCTTTGATAACAAAAGAAGAGGTTGCAGACGCCAAAGAAGAACTGACTAAAGAACAGTTTAACCAGGAGGTCTTGGCGTTGTTCACCGAAAGTGCGGGGGGCGTATTCTACGGACTGGACGCGGTTTGTATTCTGCCGAAAAGTCCTGTATTAGAAGACCATGTGTACGCTTTTGGTGTAGATTTTGGGAGGGTAAATGATTTTACCGCAATTGCTATACTTGATCTTACGCGGGGCTACCAAGTTGATTTGGTACGGTTCACTGATATTGATTTTCAAAGCCAAAGAGCGCGTATTCGGAGCTTGATTGAAAAGTGGCGGCCTGTCAGGGCGCACATAGAGAGCAATTCCTTCGGGCTGCCCAATACTGAGACACTAAAAGCAGAGTTTCCGGGGATCATCAAGCCCTTTTACATGACTAATCTGAAGAAACGACTCCTTGTTGACCGCCTCGCCGCCAATATTGAGCACGAGCGTATCAAATTGTTAGATAAAGGTACGGGGGTTGGTGCGGTACAATTTGGAGAATTAGATGCCTACAAGCGTGTCACGACTGCCGGAGGAACCAACATTACATACCGCGCCCCCACTGGTAAAGACAGCCATGATGACACTGTGGTGGCGTTGCTTTTAGTAAATCAGGAGATTAGATACCGCCATACTAAAGCGTTCGCACGCTCCAAAAACCCATTTTACAGTTAGGAGATAGATATGCCAGCAGCAAAACAATATCTCAACCCTAACGACAATCAACGATTGAGCCTGTTGAATGATGAGGCACGCGAAATCCGAGAACGTCAACAGGCGTATGAGAAGAACCTGAAGTTTTATCTGGGCGACCAGCCCGCACAATTAGATACCCCGACAGGTGAACCGGATGATAACACCATTATCAACATTACCCGTATGGCGCTTGATCGCATGGTGTCCTTTTTGTTTCCAGCAGTTCCGACGTTTGAATTGGACACTAACACAACTTCGGAAACTGAAGATGAGAGGTGGTTGCGACAAGCCTGGGATGCCAACGGGGGGCTGGCTTTTCTACATAAACTGGCCCTGAATGCGGGGCTATCAGGACACGCTTATGTGCGTATTCGTCGCCCCTCTAGTAACCAACCGCATCAATTCCCCCAGCTTATCAATCTCAACCCGACTCAGATGGTGACGTATTGGCAGGCAGACGATATGGATAGCGTGTTATGGCACACGCTACGTTGGACAGGCCATCGTAAAGAGGAGCACTTGCTAGATACGATCTGGTTTCCTGAACAGCAAGTGTGGCAAGAGCATGAATGGATGCGCGTCCCCGGTACGGGATGGCGCTTTGTGGCACTAGATGACTGGCCGTTTCCTGGTGGGCCGGTTGTAGAGTGGCAGCACCTCATTAATCCAGGAGATTTTTACGGTCTCGCTGAAGGGGATCGGAAGTTACAGGAGAAGATCAATCTGGTAGCCTCAGAACTTGCCCGCATTGTGCGGCATTTCGCTGCCCCAAAGACCATCGCTACGGGAGTAGCACCCGATGACATCCAAGAGACGGCCATCGGTGATCTGTGGTCTACTGAGAACCCCGAAGCTAAGATTGCAAACCTTGAGATGAAGTCCGATCTCAAAGCGTCCCATGAATTGCTGCAATTCTTTTTTGACTCGTACCTGAATACCGTGCGTACAGTCATCCTACGAGGCGAGGTTAAGGATTTCCAGCGGGTCACTAATGCGGGGGTTCGTACCGTCTTTCTGGACATGCTTTCTAAGAACAATCTGCTCCGATTCGTGCATGGGAATGGGTTACAGCAGATCAGTAATCGTATGAGCGCAATTGCAGGACGAGGAGCCACCATAGTGCCGGAAGTTATGCACGCTGATCCGTTGCCGACCGATGACACTGAACGTGTCAACGTCGCCGCACTTGAGCACAGTATGAACATTGTTAGCCGTGAAACCTTGAGCACAAAACGAGGCTACCATTGGGCCGACGAACTCAACAAAATGCAGGCCGAAGCAGAACTTGAAATCTTCCAGAACGAACAGGAGACCGCGTTGCCAGAGCCGACAGACCCATCAGTAGACAGTGACGTGTAATATTACCACTTGCAATTAAGTAAAGCTGTGGTATAATAATATTAAGCGTGCCAGAATCCGCACACCGGGCCTACGATGGTCAACCTACGGGTGGAAACCCTCGCGGAGCGGCGACGTGAAAATATTTCTTTTGCGCCGAGCGACGGTTCGGCGCTTTAGACTCTAGGAGAGTTGTTATGAGAGTTGTTACGGGTGAGACACCCAAAGAAACCACGTCCCAGGTGGGACAAGATGCGATTGTTGAACGGACACGAAATGACGCACCGAGGACAGCAAGTGTAACGTCCGCCGACCTGCAAGCGCAGGCCGCTACGGACAACGATAGTACCACGCCACCCGCTCCCCAGGAAATCGACTGGGCAACGGTAGATGTGAATACAATCCCACAAGATGTCATCAAGGGAACAGCCACGTTCAAAAATGTTTTGAGCGAGAGCATTACCCGGCGTCATGACCTCAAAGCGTTGCGTGATAGTGTCGGAGACACTGATACGCCGCCTGCTGAGGAAGACCAGGAGCCAGGGACGACCCCGGCTGCTGAAACTGACAAAAAGGATGCACCGTTTCTGGCCCGTTTTACCGCGCTTGAAAAGGTCGTAACTGATCTGACCACCCTGCAATTGCGGGCGGCCCAGTCTCAGATACGTGACGGCGTACTGGCTACAGCCCAACTGCCCGCAGAAGCCGCCGCCTTCGTACAGGGGGAGACGGCTGATGAAATGACTGAGCAGGCTCAGGCATTGTCGCAGCTTTTGGCTACGAGTCTACCCGATCCGGCAACTTCGCCGGGAAATCCTGGTATTCCTAACAAGGATACCATTGGCGCACGGCTCAAAGAACGTATGCTGGGTGAAGGCGCGGTAAGCGTTTTTGACGCTAGCCTACAACGGAATAAGGGCGGCGGTGCAGTAACTAATTAAGGTAAAAATCAATGGCTAACGAGAGCACTTTTGCACTTATCTCGGATGTCTTACCAGACATCTGGGAAGCTGCGCTCTTTTATGCTCAACACGCTTTTGTAATGCCGTCCGTTGTACGGACGTTTACAGACCAGACAGGTTTTGTGCCGCGTAAAAATACGTTGTACATTGAGACTGGTGTTGAGGATAATCTCGCTGAAACGGCTGATCTGACTACAGTGCCGTTTGATCGTGATTTGCGCAGCACACTGACGCCGAAAGAAATTGGTAAGCAGTTTATTATCACTGATCGACGCGTCGAATCTGACCTCGAAGACGTGATGGCTGACGCTGCCCTGGACATCGGCTACACGATTGGTAAACAGTTGGAGACCGACCTGTTGGCCCGCTTCACGAGTTTTGAGCTGACTCAAGGGCTGGCTACAACGGACAT